ATAAAAGTCCTTGGCGTTTCCGTTGTAAACTATTTTTGTATCAACTGCGGCTCCATCGCCTACTGTTACAGAATCATCGTCAAGGGTTAAAATAGCATTGGTTCCAACGGCAGAGCCTACTCCAACCACAAAGGTATCTGCGGAATCATCTAATCCAACGTAGAAATCCTTCGCATTTCCGTCCCAAATTATGCTGGTGTCTTCTGCTCCTCCATCTCCTATTGTTAAGTTGTCAACATTAAGGTTAGAAAAGACCTGTGTGACCGTGGCTCCAGTTCCTCCACCATCAAATTTAAGCACAACATCTTTTCCGTTAGGAATTTCAAAATCATTTGAGGAACTGTAATTGCCTTGGAAAACAATGACTGATCTGCTTGAAGACAGGCTATTACGCATATAAACCACTTTCTCTGCGTTGTTTGGTGTCAACTGGACATACGCTGTGCCACCTAGATCACCGCCATCTGCAAAACTGATAAATACGTTTCTTCCGTTAGAACTTGCGCCATCTGTAATTGGCAACGCTGTAGGAGAGCCAGAGCTTCCAGCAGAACCAAGGGTGACGGCAACGATGCCATTAATGGCTTCGTCCATCAGATCCCAATTAGTGTTTGTAGTATCGCCCCATGTTCCTGACTGTTCGCCAGAACCAATCTTTTCGATACCTAGAAAATTTGTATATGTACTTGACATAATTTATACCCTACGCTGCTATTTCTTCCCAATCTGGTGTCTGGGAAGGACTGATTGTTGACCAACTTGTACCCGGAGTAGGTACGATCTGACTCCAGACCAAAACACTATTTACTACGCCTGTTGCAGAAAGACCTGTTACCGAAACGGAAACACCCTCTCCTTCAATAATTGTTGTTGCTGTGCCGACTTGACTTGTGCCAGAAACACCCGTGACATCTACGCTAAAGCCGTAATTGACAGTAACAGAACCTACTGCGCTTGTGGCTGCTACTCCTGTGACAGAAGTGCTTACACCGTAGCTTACTGTTGCAGTGCCGACACTTGCTGTTGCGCTGCCGACAGCTACATCACCAGCGTTCCATGTTTGGGTATCCCATCCATCTCTGCCCCATCCAGTAAATGGGACTACCGCACTAGCCATTAGGCAATCCTAATAATCGCGGCACTCGATGAGGCGGTGGGAAATACAACTGTAAAGTCTCCGCTTGATGATGACTTGTCAGACCCAAAATCAAGCACACACACCGTTGGATCGCCACTTGCGCTATCGTTGTAGATAAGTGCGCCTCTAGCTGTAATAGTAGAGGAACTCCAAGTGGAATCCGCAAAGTCGGTATAAGCCGTGGTACTGCTGGTAGTTGGATCTACCCTAGTAAGACTGTTGCCTTTTGCGGTGTAGTTGGTTCCAGACACCTCATTACTTGAAGTATACGCTGTGGTTGCAGCAGTAAAGCTGGAACTATTCGTGTACAAAGCAATTCTGAAGGTGTTGCCACCAGAGTTTTTGAAGTTATGCACAGCTTCCATCAATTCTTTCTTAAAGCTGGTACACATGAAGTTTCCACTGAATGCCATTACAGCCTCCTGATTATTTTCGCTAGGCCGTCATCGCCAGCCTTTAGAGCTTCATTATATAAATCGGTTTTGTAACCCTCGATTCCTTGTCTGACATAAAATTCAACTACTTTATGTATGTTGTCCTTAAATGCCCTTGCCTGTTGCTGAATCAAAGGATTTGCGCTATCTGATACTGAAACAATTTTATCCACACATCTCTGGGCAACCTCTTCTGGGGAAGCTCCTCTTTGAGAAGTAGTGTGAACTTCAACAGACCCCATACCCATATCTGCTGCGGTAGACATCATCCTCTAGCGACTCTTACTGCCCCAGATCGATAATTATCTGTAGTATCGTATCCCTCTCCCAGCATCTTTAGCTGGGTTAATGCTTCTTCGTATCTCGCTGCATACAGTTGAATTAAGTCTGGATCTCCTTTCAAAAAGGTATAAGCCTCTACTAAACAGCCGTAAAGAAGCGCAGATTCTGCGTTAGTGCCTAACCAGCTTGTCCCATCTGCTGATGTTGTAATTGAAGTAGGTTCGTGAAAATAATGGATTTCCACAGTAAAATTAGTTGTTCCTGTCTGATAAGCAGGGGTTGGGCCAATTAAAAAATGCGTATCATCAAAAATAGCGTAATATTTTGGAACCCCAGTCGTTGATGCTACAGGGTAAGCCTGTCTTATAAAATTAACATCCTTAAACATCAGATATTCATAACCAGAGTTATCAATAGCCATTGAATAAGGAGCCAGAAAGTCAGAAGGCATCGTTAAATACTGATTTCCTTGCGTTAAAGACCCTGTAGAATTCTTTCTAAAGTCAGGTAACTGTACGTTTTTAAGAATTCTGTTTTCTGCCTGAGTAATAAAATTAGGCAAATTGGTAACAAATGTGGTTTCCGTTGTCTCCAGATAATCCTGTATTGCTGTCTTTAATGTAGTAAATGTCCAAGCCATTAGGAGGTACTCACCGTCACTTTGCCTACTTCGCCTTTAATATCAAGCCCAAGGGTTTCTGTTCCATACAATTCAGATCCACCGCCCACAGGATTCCATGCCGCAAGAGACCTACTCTCAGAAATATTGCTGTCTGGCCTAGGATCAAGCAATGCCTGTGGATCATTCATGTTTAATCTTCCAAGCTGCAACTGGGGCTGGTCTTTATCTACCACATCCCTTCCAACAAGAAGACCATTTGGCTTTCTGTCCTCTATCTGAGGAACTAAATCCCTCTTGGGATACCTGAATCCTGTCCTGTCACAATACCCAAAAGCATGTTTTCCACTTGCGTAATTGCTCATAATATATTGTACCCACCGGGAGATACCTGAAGAGAAGCTTTTTCTCTTGCCCCGTCAGAAGCAAGCTCCCACTGCTCGTCATATACCTGTTTCAGCATGGGTGCAATTTGCTGGGATTCTTTTCTCTTCATTGATACATAATAAGCCAGACCTGCCGTCAAACAAGGAAGGTATCTTGCTGGAACATCCATGTTTAAGTTTGCGGCATTTCCTGCGTCTTCGATCCTTTCCATGTAATAATAATTAAATACATAGGTTTTGGCATCGTCAGGAACAGGCCAGAATACAAGATTTAAGTTAGTGGGAGTCCTTTCAACGTAATACTGCAAGGGGCGACCTTGGGTTAACTTGTTTGTTTGCTGGGAGTAGGTGCTGACAGATATCCTTGTCATGCTTAGGTCTGACTGAAGTGAAGTGTCTCCAGCGTCCGTCCTGCAAACACCTTCTATTATATCTAGCTTGTCACCAGTAAGGGCATATGTACTTGTCCCAGCAGTTAACGTCTGGGATGTGTTCTTTACAGTCCAAAGACTTAAACCCCTGTTTTGCCATTCAAGCATCAGCATATTAAGACTTCGCCTAGCTGTCCTGTAGTCGTATCCACTACGAGCTTCAAGACCGCAACGCTCATAGGCTTCTTCTATGATATCGCCAATATCAAGATTAAATGCAAATGTCTCACTGGTAGCCATTTAAGTGACAATCCCCTTTGTTTTTCCTTTTTGAGCCATTCCGTCCCTGCATTTTGCAGCTTTAATACTGCCTCCATGCTTCATTTTTTTTATTTTTTTAGGTTTTTTATTCATCGGAAAACTTATTTTTAACCCAAAGAATCTTTTCTTTTACCCATTGAATAACTTTTTTACCAAAAGAAACAACCCATTCTGCTGCTTTTTTTACAGCATCCACAACCTGTTTAAGAAAAGACATCATTACCACCTTCTTTGAGCAAACATTTGATTTGGATCTGGCTTGGCTTGTTGTCCACCTTTGCCGCCTCCAGCCCCACCTTTCCCATACGCATAAGGATTCATGTATGGGGCTGCTACTTTTCTAGATCTAGTCGCTCCTTGATTTTCTGGTGCTTCCTCTGTTGGTCGGTATATATTTTCTCTCCACCAATCAGAAAACGCTCCTTGATCTTGCTGTTGTCGGTAAGGATCTATTAACTGATTAAACTCATTAAAAGTGCTACGAGCCGTTGGATTGTTGGGATACAAATTAGAATGCTCATACTGAGGAGAGCCAAAATAAAAGTGTTTATTCTCCTGATCATTAGCAAATAGCTTTTGAAGATAATCAGACTCTGACTGATCTATAATTGAATCACCACCAATTAAATTATTCTGGTTTGCCCAATTCAATATTTCTGATCTGCTTGCGCCTACAGGGTAAGTCCCAATGTCAGCAACATCCCCACCTCCAGCATCCCCGCCTTCAAGCGTAGGATCTACCATTCCTCCAACATCACTATTGCCGTATCCCATTAAATTAGAATAAAAATTGGTTCCAGCATAAGGGTTGTAAGAATGAAACTGGTTAAGTGGAAAAGGGCCGCCAAAAGGACTTAAATAGAAGTTGGGCTGAGGGCGATATCCCATGCCACCCATATAGTTTCCTCCCATTTGACCGCCTTTTCCTGACATGCCATCAGCATAAGGGTTATACCTAGGAGAAAAACTTTGATAAGGGTTCATGCCGTAATTCTGAGGCATTCCGTACCCTGCATGATCCCTGCCTAACAATCCATAAACAGATTGCGGTGTCTGGTAAGGTGCTTGGGTTCGCATACCGCCACCAAAAGAACCACCCCAGTTGCTTCTATTCATCATTGATGGGTTTGTTAAAGATCCATATCCCATATCGTTTTCCTTTTTTAGCCGTTCCTAGACCTGTTTTTACTCTTTGAGACCACCCGCAAGTTACTTCTGGAGTTATTATTAGCATTGCGATCTATATGATCCACATCCTTACCCTTCATTGCAGCTTCGCCTTTCTCTTTTACAACCTTGCGCCTAGCTCGTTTGCGAGAGGCATTACGCTTACGCTGCTTGGGTTTTTTGTGGTAATTATCATATTCTTCCCTGTAATTACGCATTACTTCTTCTTGGCAGCCTTCTTTTTTGCAGGAGCTTTTTTAGCTACAGCCTTTTTAGCTGGAGCTTTTTTGGCAGGGGCTTTTTTCTTTACTTCCCACGCCTCGTTCTTTTTGGTTTTAGGATCGTCTTTGGCAAACGTGCCTTCTTCAGTCCTAGAACGTACCACTTTAAGCTCTTTGTCCATCTCCTTCAGA